GATCGTGGACGAATCCAAATTGGTGATTGGTTTACATCATCACCATAGGGGTCCCATCCTGTAAATTTAAAAATAGATGGGCTGTATATAAATGTTTCATTTAATTTCTCAACCAAATTATCACAATCCCACATATTTCTAAACCACCTATCCATAAATACTGAAGATACACCGGCGTGTGTACATAGGAACTTATCAAAGGAATATGCCATTTGAAGATGTTCCATATTTTCTTTCAGTACCATTTCTATATCAAATTTAAGAGCGGGTTGAAAACCTGAATAAGTTTGACCAACATTCATATAATGAAAATCGTGATTACCTACTAATAGGATAACCTCTTTACCGCTTGTTTTTTTATATTCAATTATTTCTTTGAAATTATGAATTTGGTCTATGCCAGGTATATCAAAACTATCAAAGTAATCTCCAATAAAGATAACCCTATCAGCGTTTTCTTTTGCTACAATGTCCTTCCAAATTGGACGGCCATGGATATCTCCAATGAATATTGTTTTCATACTTAAATATATCTTTTAGTAATACCAACACTAGATTTTAACCATTTTATTACAAATAGATGTGTGATTTCTTTTTTACCAATTATACCTTCCCAATTAATTCTTTGGAAACCAAATGTTGGTGTAATATACCACATTGCTTCTTCACCAAAATGAAGATTTATAGTTTTACTTAATTTAAAATTTCTTTGTTTCAGCATAGTAGTTTTCATACTTAAATATACAAAATAATTTTTATATTTCCAAATTTTACTTAAAGTAAAACTGGAGAAATAAGTGAGTTAGGTTCAATTAATTCTTTTAATAATATTGTTCAATCTCGAAAACATCTCAAACGCAACTGGAATTGACATTAGTGATATCAAAAAATTATTAACATAAGAATATATTGTAACCACATTACCAGCAGTCATATTATTTGAAGTTGTTATTAGAAGTATTATGGATAAAACCAAAAATATTGATTTTATCATGCCAACCAAAAACCAATTTTTACCTTGCAATGTTGATTCAAATATTTCCAATTTTCGCTTACGATTAAAAAAAGAAACGGAAGTGTCATACCCATTTTGTATAGCGGTTACTTTATTCTCGTAATTATTGTTTTTAACATCAATAGATTGTCTTATTTTTTTATAATAAATTAGAACTGCAAGTATTATAACAATTAAAGCTAAAGTAACTAATAACCCTACTCTCCAATTTGATAAGTATATGAACCCTATTGAACCAAAAATAGTGATGATTGTTGCAATATAATAATGAACATATCCCTCTAATACACCAACAACATCGTGTGCCATATCAGCTCTGGCAATTTTTACAGAATCAGATTTGTTATTAGTTTTTAAGAATCGTAAAACAATATCATTGTAAATTTGTGTATAAACTTTGGTGTCATAAACCATTCTTTTGTAATTGACGAGACTAGAAATGGAGTAGGATAAAAATAATAAGATAATCCAAAACCAACCACCATTAATTAATCCATCAATACTTTTCCCAAGTAAAAATGGCTGTGATATCATTGATAACTCCGTTACCAACATAAAAAAATAAATTAATAGTAATTTACACTTATACTCTTTGAATATTTGATATATTTTATTCATCTATTTAAAACAATAATGATAATTTTTATATTTCCAAATTTTACTTACACAAATACATCTAATATGGTAATCGAATTTTATACCACAATAATACAATAAGAACTATAAAATTGGTGGTATAGTTAAAAATAAGTGCCCAATCATTTAATATGATTGCGTATATTTCCATAAATACTTCACCAAAAAACCACACTAACAACATACCCCAACCAATATGGCATCGACCATCTTTAATGGTTCTCCACATTTCAGGAATAGAAGATACTCCCAAAAGGAATCCACCAATGTATCCTATAATTAAAGTAGTATCCATAATGATAATTTTTATATTCCCAAATCTAATCCCACCAAGTCTTTAATCCTGTTTTCTTATCTTTTATGATATTACAAAATTCTCCCCATTCCTTTTCATCCAATTCAGCAGAATATAAAAATACCTTGCTGTTATGTTCCCTCTCTTCATCGGTTAATTTATCTTCATAAGTAAATAAATCACGATTACTATCCAATGGAATAAAATCACCATCATTATCAATTAACTTACCATACTTTTCTTCAGCCATATCCATATAAACATAATCATTCATTTGGTTTTTTAGAATCTGACTTGCTCTTTCCATTTTAGCAATTTTGGGGATGCGAGTAGAATCAACTCCAGTACCTTTGGATTTGGTTCTATCCCCCATATGCTCAATGGATATCTGCATAAATTGTAATAGAGTGTAGTAATCCCACCACCTAAATTGATATAGTGGTTTTCTAAATCTCCAAATATTTTTGAAAAAGTTTATTAGACATTTTGACTGATAGATAAATTCGATGTAATAGTATTTAAGGTTTTTCATAATCTGATATTAATTTATCTAATAAATCCTTTCGTTCCTCATCTGTCATAATTTGATATTTTGAGAGGTAGTAATCATTTACTTTATTTTCTTCCAAATACTGATGTAATTCTTCTATGGTTCTACATAGTTCATTATCATCTTTATCTGTCATTGTCAAATCGGTTCGTTTCCCAAAATTCTTTTCATAACACCACCAATCAAATGTATCTCTACCCTCCATACCATAAATTGAACCAATCAACATAGCGATAACGCTTTCATATGAGCCTGTAAAGTTTATATGGTCAATACCTGCTTCATATGCTTTATCTAATCTTTCTTGTTGTTCTTTAAGTTCAATAATAATTCTTTCAAATACTTCCGGTCTTATGCTGTAATCCATTGTATTTTGTTTTTAAATTGAATACTTTCACTTCCATCATACTCATTGATAGTAAATTCTTCACCTTCATCTACCCACTCTATATATAAATCTTCAACTCCTCCGGTATTGATACCTGGATAAGTATTTTTAACATACTCTTCTGCACCATCAAAATTTTCTAATTCAATCAACACTACTAAATTTGGGTCAAATATTGCTTCAAGAGGAGCACCCCAAGTATAAAATCCAGCTCCCCATCCATATGAAATAAGAACTGCTACTTTACCATCTCTAATTACTTTGTTCATATTTTGGTTAGTTTATATTTTACACCATCAATTTCTACTACTTTGTTATCGTAAGAATTGGGTTGTTTTTCTTTAACAGAATCATCCAATCCATAGATTATTCTATCTTGAGAATTCCACCAATATCCCTTTGAGGTTTCCCAATAGATTATATTATTTTTCTTATCTCTGATTTCCAAGCCACCGTTGGCCTTAAAATCCCAGTTGATTTGTTGTGCTATTGTTTTAGTCTCTTTGTTCATTATTTTCTTCTTTAGCGTATAAGGTTTCTAAATAATCATCAAGATCCTTTGTAGTCATATAGGTTTTATCAAAATCAGGCTCAAATGTCTTAATTTGTTTAATAGTATGGTCTCTTACACCAATTTTGTAATAATGATCTTCAATAGCATCCGCCAAATCTTGAATGTATTCTGGCCCCACAACTGAAATTCTTAAATCATACCACTCCCATTTTGTCTTATAATCGTAGAATGTAATTCCTTTAGTTAATCTATTATGTAAATTATGTAACTTTCGGTTACGAACCCTTACAATAGAACTATCATTACCAAATACTTGGAGGAATCTAAGAAACCAACGAGGACACCACCAAGGTTTTGCTTCATAGTCCATAGCCAAAACCAATGGGACCATAACTTTATCATAGTTGTTGTAATCAGGCACAGAACCTAAATAACCATACTTTTCAGAAAATCTTCTTGGAAAGAAAATATAACGAATATCATCCCACTCCAAATCACGAGTATAAATCGTACCTTTCTTTCTACCTTTCCAAAACAGAAGAGATTGTCCAAAGTCTTTAGCTTTTACACTAAATGAGCGAGTGTCCTTAAAAGGCCTAAATTTACTTTTTTTCATATTAAACGGGTCTGAATCGTAATATTCGGGATTGATTTGCGTCATTTTTACATCAATGATAGTAGTGGTTTCATTATGATATAAATCAGATAACCGAACAAACCTGCCATAAATACGGAGGATGCAGCAAAAAATAATTCTATAATTAGATAGAAAAATGTGTTTAATTTATTCATATAGTATTTTTTATTATTTATTTAGGTAATCAAAAACTTTTTTATAATATTTCTTTTCTGCCCGCCTAGCATCTTTCTCCAACGGATTTTTCCAATACCCATATACAACCGAATATATACCATAGTAGGTTTTCACAGGCTGAAGAGAGTGTTGATATTCGTGTATGATAGTGGTTATCAAGCGTTCTAAACTACGAATCCTATTGTGATAAATGATAACCTGATTTTCATCGGGGTCAAATGCTCCATAAGTTTGGGGTTCATATTGATTTCGAATAACAGATAGGGATATTGGCGTTTTATACCTACCATTAATACCCATATTGTTTTTACACCACCGAAAAATACGCTCGGATAAAACTCTTTTTTGAGCCCCAGTCCAATTAGATATAGATGTCCGTTTTTTGTATTTTAGTTTTTTCATATATCAGCAATAAATATAGTGTAAATATAATACAGAAGTATTACATTTCCAAATTTTGTATATTAAATTATCGTTAAGTTTTTTGACTGAAAAATTAACCATTAAAGTACTCCTTCAAATGAGTAACTTTTTCAAGTCCGGACTCAAATTTATCCTCAATCCACCAAAAAAATTGAGCCCTCTCCCCCGTCATACCATCATTGGGTAATTGGTTGAAAAGGTTTTTGGCCTGCTTATGCTGTCCATTATGGATACTCTCCAAAATATACTCATAATACTCTTCTTTGGTTGAAAAACCAAAGTCATTCAATAGTTCTACCATTTTAAAATTATTTAATAATATAATCGATTAATTGGGTAATTAGATAAAAAACCGATATCAACTGATAAGACAACACAGTCAAATAACCCAGCACACCAATTACCACCAATTGAACAAATACCCGAAGGGGCTTCTCAAAACTCATTAGGTTCGTTTCCATATCAATCATCTTACATAGTAAATATACTACAGAAAACCCATATTTCCAAGCCTTTTATATTAAATTTAGGTTAAATTTATCCACATTTTTACCCAAAAGTGTCCAATTTATTGGACAGTTCTTATTTAACCCTCTTTTTCCTAAAGAACCCCCCATAAGAACCCACCACAGAGGTTAAAATATCCTTTGTAAGAGGTGTAAAGGTGTACTGCTTTAGGTTGGGTATCTCTACGAATTTAATCTCCGTATGCGCTCCAAGAGAGGCTTTTCCTGATACAAAATCACATATAAAGGGTATTAACTCTATACCATCCCCCACAGCAGATTTAAATTGGTGGAATGGTTGTATTTCTATCCCAAATTCCTCTCTGAACTCTCTAATTAAGGCTTCATACTCCGTTTCACCATCATCCTCTACCTTACCACCAGGAAACTCCCAATATCCACCCCAATTTGGGTTGGTATCTAATCTTTTTCCTATTAAAACCTTATCTTCGTTTCTAAGTAATCCGCAAACTACTTTAACCATTCCTTATTCTTCAAATATACCAAATTGCTTATATATAAATGGAGCACCCATTTGTTTCATTGTAAAAGCCACTTTCATCGTTACACCAACGATTGCATCTATTTTAGTATTCCAAAACAATGATTGTATAAAGTAATTATTCACACTTAACTTTAAATTTACTTACATCTGATGTTGCCGGTGCGGTATTGTTGAAATAATAACAATCGCATACACCCAACTTTGTTGAATGAATCTTCTTATAAAATCCAGATGGAATAGTAGCACCACCTGATACTTTTTTAAGTGGTGGTTCAAAATCTACTCTGATATAGATATTAATATCATCTGCCTTCTGCCTCATCACCCTTTCAGATTCTTCCAACTCTTTCCACGGACCTCTATTTAAGGATTGATGTTGAAGAGCCGAATTTAAGTAAGTGAATGTTTGTTTGAGTAAGTTTATATCACACCCAAACGCTGCCGCCGGAGCCATATGCCCTTTATCCCATTCATTCGCCACATAATCCCCATTATCGGATGTATGGTATGATTTTTCTTTATAGAAATCCAATCCTTTGCGAGATACTGAATTTTCAGCACATTGAACCCTGTACTTAATCCATTTTGGTTGCTCCAAAACTTCCGAATAAACCATTTCAAAGATTTGGTTTTTGATATACACACTATCTCTCCCTTGTCCAAAAGAGTATAATGGTAGTAATAATAATAATATTAGTTTTTTCATAGTATTAATCCTCATAATGTTTTCTATTTTCATCGTCATCCTCATCAATCAACCAATCAGGTATATCATCATCATCTGAATTTATTTCATAAACCTCATCGTTCCAATTATCATCCCAATTGTAATCACCATCATATCTCATAATGGATTGAGAATCCAATTCTTCAATACATACTTCTAGCAATGTATCTTTAATGGAGAAGATTTTTGATTCAATCGTATCAACAGACTCATAATCTTCTTTACTCATCAAAGAACTCAATTGCTTTTCAGTAGAAACTGAACCAATAGATGTTGCGTAGTAAGCACCCGCGCAAATATATTCCATATGTTCGTATGTTCCTCTTATTTCAAAATCCTCATCAATTTCTTTGAATATTTCACACATCCTATCTACTAAATTATGGGGAAATTCGCTGTTGGATGATAGAACCAACATTGATTCATCACCAATGAATACACTATTCAATTCAGCAGAACAACTGCCAACACAATTAGTGTCTACATCTGAAATTGATTCGTAAAATTGGCTTAACAACCAATCGGAATCGTTTGATTTAGGATTTGAAAAAAGAGATGATAATGTAGCTTGTAAATCATCATTACCCTTAATTTTAATAGTTGATATTATTTTGTCCATATGAATAAATAGTTTAATTTTGTTCTTCGTGAATTTTTCCAACTGCTTTTACTTCATATTTGTAACCCGAATCGGAATTAGTTTCAAATACAGCTGCGTAATACTCTGCCGACTCTTCATTTTCAAACTCCCAAACTTCACCATGCCCATCCAATAAAATTACCGGAACATTCTTCTTAATGTATTTTACAATCACAAAACTCATATACTCTCCAAATTAATTTTTTCTAATGGTATTTCTTTTCCTATTTGTCTTTCAACACTTTTGATTATGTTAATTTTATCTTGTGGATTTGTTGATGTACACCATATCCATGCCAAAGATTTTTTTATATTATCAATTTCACTCTCATACCCTTTGATGTTTTTTTCAATAAGTATTTCATCATCGGAATCCAATTCATACTCTATATCATATTTAACAGCCAATTCAACCATTTCTATAAGATTATCACCATCGTATGCCTTTTTCAATCGTAAAAAATCATCACCACTTCCACCTCTATCAGGATGGGCTTTTATAGATATAGTTTTGAATAACTTTTTATACTTACTATCAACCTTTTTTTCAATTTGGGGTTTTGGTTTTGATGGTTCGGATGTGTTGGGTTCATCAGGTCTAACTTCCCCCGTTTCCTCATTCACCCAACACTCCGTAACACCATCTTTTGAATCTCCCCCAGATTCATTTTTTTTATCTTCGCGCATAAACTGCCCAAAAAAAGAGTTAAAATTGTTTAGATAAGAATCAAAATCTGATTGCATATCCTCTAACTCCATTTGGATATATTTACACTTTAAACTATACTTGGTCAGTTTTCGGTTCACGCTTTTCTTCAGGTTCATTGACAATCATACATTCGGTTGTCAATAGAGTCCCAGCAACTGAAACTGCTTTTTCCAATGCAGTCCTTACAACCTTTGTAGGGTCAATTACACCATTTTCAACCATATCAGTATATGAATCTTCCATTACATTATACCCATAAGTATTTGATTCGGCGGTTTTAACACTATCAATGATTGGTAGTGGTTCACATCCTGAATTTTGTAGGATTGCTTCCATTGGAGATGAACACGCGTTCACTACAATATTATACCCAATATCATAATCCGATTTTCCATCCCGATTCAACCCTTTTGCCGAATGAATCAATGCTGCACCACCACCTGCTACAATACCTTCCTCCATTGCTGCTTTCGTAGCAAGGATAGCATCATCAAACAGGTCTTTCTTTTCTTTCATTTCCACTTCGGACTGTGCTCCAACTCTAATTACAGCAACACCGCCTGATAGTTTGGATAATCGTTTGTGTAATTTTTCCTTTTCCCAATCGGAATTAGATTTACTGATTTCGGTTTTCACATCTTCAATTCGTTGATTGATTTCTTCTTGAGAACCTTTACCACCAATGATTACAGTTTCCTGCTTATCGGATACTATTTTATCACAATTACCCAAATTTTCAATGGTTACATCTTCTAAATCACCATTCACACCACCAAACACAGTAGTTCCACAAAGAGCCGCCATGTCCTGTAAGATTTCGGTTCTTTCAGTTCCAAACCCCGGTGCTTTAACCGCCAAACACTTTAGTGTTCCTCTTGCAGCATTCACAACCATCGTAGCCAATGCTTCTGCTTCAACTTCGTGTGCTATGATAGCAATGGATTCATTTTTTGCGGATACATTTTCCAATAGATGAAGAATATCATCCATCTTATTAATTTTACCATCAAACAAAAGAACCTTTGGTGATTCCAATGTGCAGTTCAACTTTTGGCGATTATTCATAAAATAGTGGGATAAATACCCCTTATCAAATAGTAATCCCTCTACAACAATTAGTTCATCATCTGATTGATTTCCCTCTTCTACCGTTATTACACCATCCCTACCAACTTCTTTTACCGCATCAGCAATCATAGAACCAATTTTGGTGTCGTTATTTGCGGATATTGCTGCAACACTTTCAATCTTATCATTATCTTCCAACTTAATAGAGATTTTAGATAGATTATTAATGATATTATCAGCAGCATCTGCCATCCCCCTTCTTAAATGAATTGGGTTTGCTCCACTCCTTTCAATCTCACTCATACCCTCATTAAAGATGTATTGAGCAAGTACGGTGGATGTGGTAGTTCCATCACCAGCTTTATCAGCAGTTTGTTGTGCTGCTTCTTTGATTACTTGCGCACCAATATTAATAGTATTATCAGAAAACTCCACCGATTTGGCAACCGTAACACCGTCTTTGGTGATATGTTGTGTTCCATCTCGCTGAATGATTACATTCCGGCCCTTAGGTCCTAATGTAACTTTTACTGCATCCGCTAGTTCGTTTACTCCTTTAAGTAGTTTTTCACGGGATTCTTTACCGTGAAAGATTTGTTTTCCTTTCATAACTTTATTCTCCTTTTGTTTTTTGGTTTACTTCGTTCATTATTTTGTTTAGGATATGCTGTTTTAATCTTTCTATTCTGAATTGTGGTTGAGTTCCCCTAATGTTACCCCTGTTGTTGTGGTAGCAATTAAAGCAGATAAACCTAAGATTTTCCCTACGATGATTTTTCCAATCATCATCTAAATGGTCTAATATCAAAGGTATATTACCATCACTCAACCTTCTTTCGTTATACCCACAAACATGACAACAATATTCAAATGGTGGGTCTAAAGTATGTCCAATCTTTGATAATCTTGTTTTTAAAGACCGGATTGAATACTCTGGATACTTACCCTCAAAAATATCGTTTATAAGTTTATGGGCTTTTGTTTTCTTTCTTGGTTTTCGTGGAGTTTGATTTCTATTTAACTTTTGTAATTCCCACAAAGATAAGCCTGTTTCGGAATCAATATATTGTAATGCATATTTTTTGTATCCATTAAAAGAAATTCTCAAAAAGAGAGCGGCTTGACGATTAGATGTGGTATTTTTCATAGCATACCTAATCTGATTTTCTGTCAGTCCAAGAGGTTCTCTCCCCTTTCCTAACACATAACCATTTTGTAAAACCGTTCCCTTTTGAGACCCCAACATATGAAACAATAATATTAATTATCTGATAGTTTTACCATCAAAATTTCACTTTCACGATATAGATTGTATTTTACTCCATCAATTTTGATTTGAGTGCCTGTTCCATCTAAAAGAACTTCATCATCTACTTTTAGTTTCATACGTATCTTTACCCCCTGTTGAGTAAATAATCCATCGCCAACTGCAACAACCTTTCCACTCATTGTTTCTCTTGCAGTTTCAGGTTTATACAATCCACCCTGCGTTTTTTCATCGTGTTTGTTTACTAAGACAAGCACATAATCATTCATTGGTTTATAGTTCATCATAACTCCTTTTGTTTTTTTGATAAATATACAAAATAATTTTTAAATTACCAAAATTTTCCGTTAATAAAATCTTTTTGTTTTTCAATAGCCCTTTTTAGTTCATTCTTATCAACAACAACCTTTTCTGCTTTTTTCTCAACAATCGGTTTATTATTAGGTAAATTTTTGGATTCACTCCATTCAATTCTTTTTTTTACTAACTCCTTTTCACCACCCGTCATTGATTTCGTCAAAACGGATGATATGTAACAATATGGGTCTTCTGGGTCATCCAACTGCATATCGGAATAAATACATCCAGGTTTGCTCGCTGATTTGATTTTATAACAGGCCCACCCATCGGATGAGTGATAACACTCCATAATATACCCAACCTCTTTTTCAGCATACCATTTATATGCCACCATATCCTTTGGTTTGAAATGGTGTTTCTTTAAACGCTTTTTTCCCTTATTTACATTTTTTACATTGGGTAGTTCCATATAAATTAAATATCAATATCATTAAACCCACCATTTTTTTCAACCTCAATAGCAGTTGCCCTTTTTTCGGTTGGGTTTTTTACACTTTTATTATTAATTAATACCCTCTCACTCCTACCAATACCCATTACCAATTGGTGGTATGGAATACCCAACTTAATCATTTCTTGTTTAGTAATAAGTTCGTATTCTTCGGGTCTAGCGGTTGTCAATACAATATAATAACCGGAATTATACCACTCATTCATTTTTTTTACAACTCCCGGCAAAGCCATACTTGTTGTCAGGTTGATTTCTTCAAATGGAACCTGATATACAAGCGTTCCATCAATATCACAAAAAATTGTCTTACTCATTTTCTATACTTTTTAAATATTCAAAATATGCATCAACTTCTTCATCCATCATATTTGACAGTTTATCACAATATAAATTATATTCTTCACCACCCTCAAAAAATTTATCTACATCCCAATCTTCCATTTCAATATATTCATCTGAAGAATAATCTTTTGCTATTAAATGAACTCCGGCAAAGTTGTAACCTTCATCTTCAAATTTGTTTTGAATCCAAACATCGGATTTGATATTAGATAATACCTCTGCTAATTTTTCAACCCAACCAAAAATGGGGTCCCATGCGGAATCTATATTTATCGTAATAGTTCCATCATCACCATAATCACTCACATACCCATTAAACCACTTTGCTCCACATTTGTTTTCTACCCAACTTCTATCATAATCATCATTACCATTAGGCCATATATTATCAAAAAGAGCATTTACCAATTCAACTGTGAATGTTGTTTCAAATGGGTCTTCATTAGTGGATTTGAAAATTTCTTTAATTTTTTCTACTACATTCCCATCAGCGTTGTTGATAGTGATGTAATTAAATACTGTATTTGCCATATAAAAATATCTATTGTGCGGTGTAGTTGTTGTTAGTTAATTTTATCCTTTAAGTAAATCTTTTTTTAATTTTAAATCAAATTTATCCATACGAGAATCAATTCCTCTCTCAATCCTTTCAATTTCCGAACTTATCCTAGTGTGAACCTCATCTATATCTTTAGAGGTTTTATCTATACGAAAATCAATTCCTCTCTCAATCCTTTCGGCTTCTGAACCTATTCTAGTGTGAACCTCATCTATATCTCTATAGATTTGATTTTCTAAATTATCAACCCTAAGATTTAGGAGTTGTAATTCTTCTTTTGAAGAGCGAATAAGTTCTTCATTTTTTATCTGAATATCGGTTATATTTTTAGAATAACGATTAAACACTTTAATTACGCTAAACCAGGCCAAAACCTCAGCAACCACCAAAGCTATAACCAACCCTAACGCGAAATAAATAATTTCCATAATAATTTTCCTTTCTTTTTATTTTTAAACAACAACTAACACTACACAATAGATAATTTTCTTTTTAAATTTTTAATATGTTTACACTCCGAACCCCTACCAAACTCATACGCAGGACAATTGCAGGTAAATCGTTTGTGATTAAAAGATGTAACATTGTAATATTTGAGTTTCTTTGTTTTTTTATCACGAGAACCCATTTCAATATAAACTTGTTTCCAATCTAAACTCATATCATTAATCTTTAGTAGTCAGGACAGGATTCGAACCTGTAATTCTATAACAAGTTGTAGGGTACTGACTTTTCGCAATTATTATGCCTTCCCCATCTTGTGTGCGTCTACCAATTCCGCCACCTGACTAAGTAACACCCTAATTTATCCAACTTACAGGTGTTGTGGCTGTCCTCAATTTCTTGAGTTAGGAATAGACTATTTGGGTTACTATTTATTCCCTCTTTCAGTAGATAGTCAATCTAAATAGAACCTTGTCCTATCAGCAGTCTCATACGGACATCACTCCGTTTCTCATCGTGTAGAGCACACTATCCGTTGTCTTGTTTCGGAACGTGTAGTCAGGACAGGATTCGAACCTGTGCTTTCTCATTTCTGAGCGGGCCATAACCAATACCGCCACCTGACTTAGTTGATTACTGTGCTACAGCAGTAGTATCAACACCACCACCCAATTCCACAGTATTTTGGAAAAGAGTTGAATCTACCGGCTCACCTGTAGTTTCGGTTGTGGTGGTTTGGTTGTTTGAGCAAGCCATAACTGTTACAGCAAGCATCAAAATTGCGATTAGTTTTTTCATATTGTTTTTTTTGTTTTTTATTTAAAAATCATCATCACCATAAGGCAGGGTATGCATTTCCTGCCAAATTCGTAAAGTTTCCTTAATTTCTTCGGGGGAGAGTTTATCTCCCAATTCTTCTAATTCGTTAGCAATATCATCAGAACACCTACCATAGGTCTCAATCATAAGATTAGCCTTCTCTTGGAGGTGAACAAATCGGCGAACATTTTCGTTTTTCATAGTAATTGGGGAATACTTATCAATCATTATATAGTAAATATACAACAGAAAACCTATATTTACAAACTTTCAATATTAAATTTAGGTTAAATCTTAAATTACCATTCAGCGGCCATCAGTTGTTTTTGGATTTCTTCCTGATAGGTGTGGGAATCCGACATCACAAAAGTATCCGTATAAGCCTCTACAAAGTATTCAGACCACACCTGGCGGGCTTCCTGATAGAGTTTCTTTAACTCTAAAGGGGTGGAATACTCAATCTCATAGGAGGTTTCAACCTTACTATTGGGATTAGCGAACTCATAGTTCGTGGGGAAAATAACCTTAAAAGTGGCCTTTTTCACAATTTGGGGGGTTAGTTTATCAATCATTACATAGTAAATATACAACAGAAAACCTATATTTCCAAGCCTTTTTTCAAAAAGTTATCCACATTTTTACCTAAAAGTGTCCAATTTATTGGACAGTTGGGTTATTTGTATGGAAACAACTTATTTAGGGTTTCTTGTCTTTTAGAACACCCACAATCTTCGTGTCCTGCAATATGGGCTATTTTTTCAGCCAACTTATCTAATTTGGTTGCTGATGTTACCTTTGCAATGGTATCTCCCAAACCCTTACTTTTTTGCTCTTTTTCTACGCTCATTTTTTATCTCCGTTTCAAACCTTAAATAGTTTAGTTTATTTTGATAGTTAAACAATTCATCATAATTACCCTCCTTTATACAACAATCACCGGTTGTATGAATTATGTGAGCAATACTTGCGCATTGATTTAGTGGGTAATCAAACATATTTGATAGTATTAGAATGACATCATTGAACGAATGGATATCATCATTATGAATATATAATTTTGCCATTGGGTATATCAAATTTTTTCTGATATTTGTTTAGGTAAATTGGTATTTCGTTTTCGTTACATAACTCCGCTAATATTGGACGATTAGACCTGTCCAATACATAAATAATATGGGTTTGGCCAGTTCCGCCGGAATCTACCTCATACTTTAGCTTTTTTACTTTTATTTTCATTTAGTTTCTCCATCCTGTCGGTAAAGTTTTTCAACTGTTGGAGTTTTTCGTATTCTTCGTGCTTTAGATAAAAATCAACTAAATGTGGGATTACAAGTTTTTTATAATCCGCAATTCCACGCTTCCTACTTAGGACTATCTCCAAAGTATCATCCATTGCCTTTTTTTCGTATTCGTTTACCATACTATATATATTAAAAAACTTTTAATAAATCGTTAAATTTTGATTGAACCAATGATTCAAATATACGAACTTTTTTCTCAGGAGCAAAATGGTCTACAACCAATTTTGTTTTAAGATTTACATTTGGGTATTTTGATTTAAGTTTATTTACCGCCTGAATGTTTGATGGTGAATCATCCATAAAAGCAATATCAGTATATCCTTTTTCTATATGCTTTTCAATCCAATCTGCTTTATCTTGTGGATTATTACTACCCAATGTAACAGGATACACATCCAAACCTAATTGTGTTTTAAAAAAGTGCTTAATTGGAAATCCTAAAGTCCTGGCAGTCAATATAGTTACTTTTTTGGATGGGTCTGAAAGCATCTTTTTCAGTAAATCTACATTCTTTTTAATTAGTTTTGGTTCTTGTAGGAGTTTGTTGAATTCCCCAAAATCGAACTTATCGCCAGGTTTTTCTTTATAAACAGCATACTCACCTGGTGTAAGCATGGATTCCTTGCCATCTGAATGGATTACCTTAATTTTTGATGATGTCTTTACGAGGGTATCATCCAAATCAAATACTCTTAAAACTTTTCTCATACCTATAAATATACGAAAGAAAGTTTAATTATCCAAATTTATTTTACTGGACTTGATTTGGTATCCTCACCCCTCTGTCTGGCTTTTCTCCCCGCACAATGTGCTTTTTGGGAAAATCCTTTTGGATTATTACAATCTATGGATTTTTTGTATTTATTCGTCCAATCTTCTTTTATTCTTTTTTTCAAAAGTTCAATTACCATAGTTTCAATCGTTTTCAACTTATCGTAATACTTCTGGTTCTCAAATACCGATGGTGTTTTTAGTTTAGCCCAACCACCGCCTGGTATATCAAAAATACGAGATGGAATAGGGATTATACCATCTTTTGGTAACTTACTCCAATATTGTTTATCAATATGGATTACTCTTACCAAATAACTACGGGTTCTATTATCAACACCAACCATTTCTACCTCAACAGGTACAGGCACTCCACCAATCTTTAATTTACCTTTGTATATACCACCTTTGGTATGTTTTGCTTCTTCTATACCACCTTCAGGTGCAGGTGGTGGTGGTGTGGGTTCAGCTGCCGGTGGTGGTTCTTCGGCAGGGGGTTCTTCTTCTTTTTTCTGAAAGATATTTATTGGAAAAGCATAGGTGTATCCACCACATCTTTTTCTAAATTCTTGCTCAGTTTCACCCTTTAGTTTTGAGGAACACGTCGCCATTTTTTTTAATCCTAATATTTTCTTTTATAAATTTAGATATGGTTGGTTTATTATTACCCTCTTTCACTATTGCTTTCAAATGCTTTTTGTATAAATAAGCAAGGAATGGTATTAATTCTTTTACCATCTTATCTTTATCAGTATCAGATACGGGTTTGCCGATTTTTTCTTTTCTATTCAACGCCTTTTGATATGATGCATTACTTCTACCACCTGTATCTTTGTTTTGATATGTAAACGATATCGGTGTATTGTAGATAGCATTATAGGCTTGGTCTCTTAAATTATCCTTTGTTACTACCAAAGCCTCTTTTAAAGGTTTTTTATTTTGTTCGCACCCACATCCCATATTATACCTTTCTAATTCCTTTGTGATTATCTATTTTATCAAGTATCTCATTTAACAAACTCATCTTTATATACCCTGCCATTGATGCGTTTTTAAGTGCACTTACTAACTGAAACACCATAAATGGAACAACAATTACTTCACTCAACCAACCCGTGCCACTAAAACCCTTTTCCACCATTAGTATTGCGGATAGTATCATTATCCAAACAAAAGTATTTCTTAGTACACCTAGGGCTTTGCGTGTTTTAAATCCCTCTTTTTTTGAACCGGCTATTATTCCAAATATACCATCTAAAAACATTACACCAATTACTGCGGTATATTGGTCTTGATTGTTCATATATAGATTAAGAAAATAACTACATATAAAAGCACATAAGCCGGATATGGATGTTATTGTTAATATCAACGGATTAGTAAGTATTTGTAATTTACTTGTCATATTAGTCTTTCTTTAATCTTTGTATTTCCGTTCTTAATAAATGTTCTTCTATACTGTCATTCCATTTTTTCAAACGTATCATTTCAATCTTTTTTTCAACAACAAATTCTAAAGAATCAACTTTTGTTTTTGCTTTTTGAGCTTTTTTGTATTTTATTTTTTTTGTGGGGGTGTGTACTGAATCACTCTGTCTGATAAATTCTTCCTCAATTATTTTTTCTTTTTCTTCATAGATATTTTCAACCTCCCATTCCAACGAAGATATTTTATCTAGCAAAGCGGATTCTGTAGCTACAAAATCACTTTCAGCAACTCTATATCCTAAATTATATCCAGCCACCCCGCCAACAAAGGCAATTAATAATATGTAAATCTTTTCTAATCGCATTCTTCTACTAATTTAACCACAGTTTGTTGTAATTTTTCAACATCCTGCTCTAATTTATTAATTCTAACTTTCTGAGTTTCTATTTGTTCTTTATAAACCATTCTATTATCAATATAAAGAAAAACGATCCCCACCAAAACCAAAAACATAATGGCTTTGATGGGGTCTTTTATAAAATCTTCAAATGATATTGGAAATTTCATTTTTTATTTAAGTAATGCGTAATACTCTTTAAAGTGTTTAATTCTATCAGCAAGACCAATTGTTCCACCATTCACCCTCTTTGTAGCAGATGTTACACTTGCATCATCCGCACCTTTATCAGCGATAGTGTTTAATCCATTGCTTGACCAAAACCAAGCAGCTGATAATAATGGATACTTTGTTGCTACTAAATCTGGGTTAGCAGCTATATCTTCGTTAATTGCTTTACCAAAAGCAGTATAATTACTTTTTCCTGTTAGTTGGATGTAACCTCTACCTCTAAACTTATATCCGTCACCTGATGCTTCATCACCATTTCCCATTCTACCACCATATACTAAGTTAGCAATTTTTTCAGGCTTTCTTTCGTATTGTAAAGCTTTAGCTTCGGTTGGGAAATATTTTTTAAAAATACCCAATAAACCTTTAGCTCCATAGTTTAGATTTTCTTGAACGGCTTTGAAACCAGCACTTTCGTGTCCACATTGGGCTAAAAAGTGTGATAATCTAAGTGGTGTGTCAATTTTGAATGTGGTCATAACAGATGGAATTTGTGCTAGCACCCCATCAGGAATATGCCCTTTTAATTTGTTAATGTCCATAAATACCCTTTCGTTTTGTTACTTATATAAATATCGTTTTTATCTTAAAAAAGATTTAAAAACAGTTTCTTTTGCTACACCTAATAAAATATGTCCTACAAAAAAACAGGCTGCCGGCCAAAACCCATAAACAGCAAACCCAAAACACACAGAAAGAACTTTCATCATTTGAAAAAAGTGTTCTGCATCACTAAACCCTACAAATAGGGTTGAACCATAAGGATATCTTTCTGCTTTAGGCATTGGAACTCCAAAATGATACCATTTTTTTTCATATGGCATTGGGTTGCCATCTTTATCTAATTTCCACTTGCCCTTCCAAGAGTTTTTTGTATTCCACTTTTCATACTTACCTTTCCAATTATTTGAAATACACTCATCTTCAAGTTCATTGAAGAACATAAACAAAAAACCAGCAACTAATATAACTAATAATTCCATATTTACTCCTTTTTTTATTTTTTAAATGATGATTCTAATGATTTTCTTAAAGCAGAACTAAATTCGGTTCTTTCAAATGGTAGATTTTCATCCTGTAATTGTAAAATTGTAGAAGATACTGATGTTTTGTTTGAACCTTCCCCAAAATACTCCTTACCATCCATTGTTATTTTTGTTTTTACAATAGTTTTCTTTTGTTTGAATTCAAATGGGCCTACTCTAATACCTTTTGTTGGTGCTTCAATTGATAAGATTTCTACAGTTATTGGCCTACCATCATCGCAAAGTGCGTACTTATCGTTTACCAATTCAGTAACGATTTGTTTTGCACCATAAGTTAGTTTTGTATCGGGCACCCCATTCATATGAGCAAGTGTGATAACGCTTGAAATAAAATAACATACTATTGTGTTCATTGTTTTCTCCTTTTAATAAGTTAAAGTTGATTGATTTGTAAATCCTGGTGATAATAAATATAGATTAGTTGTTCCTCCATTCAAAGGAGTAAAAGTATAGGTAGATTGAACGCCGGGTATTGAACTTCTTAAATCAGTTGTGCCGGTGGTTAAAGTTGTCCATTGTGAGTTTGTGAATAGTAAGGTTCTTTTAGTATAGGGTGTTCCGTTTACTCTTTTAATTAATGTGTTTATATCACCAATCGTAATATTATTATCACCATTCAATTCGTATTTGTGGTAGTGATAAGACTTGATTGGTGTTTTTTGTAATACGATATCATCAACTCCTATAAAATCAGCAGAAGATAAGTTTGAGGTTGTTGTTGGAATTACAACTTCAATATACCACTCATCTCCATTTGCTATAGGTTGTGAAAAAGAATACTGTCCTTGTGCATTTGTTGTGGATGTGGTTTGTTGTGTCCAAGGAGTAAATGTAGGTGTTAATACCCCCAATTCTGATGTTTGTAAAGAGTAGGTGGATTGTCCTGGTCTTTTCCATACAACTGCTAATCCATCGCCCCCACCAAATTCTTGCATCCTTGCTCTGAAGGTATATTGTGTTCCCGCTACCAAATTTATATTACCATATATCGGCCCACTCATCCCATGTCCACCATAGTAACTAACAACAAAAGTTCCACCAATAAATAAATCACTTCCATCATCTGAATTTACTCCAAAAGAATAAGTCCCAGTTACTGCGGGTATAAATGTTCCCGTAACTTCAACTGAATAGAAATCACCATTATTGGGTACAGTAGCACCTGCACCAGTAAGAGTTGTAAATGTTGTAAAATTCAAACAAGCGGTTGTGGGTAATGTTGAATTCCATCTGAGTTGAGTGTTAGAAAATGATGTATTAAATAGTTTATCAAAATCAGCAGTAACTGTTGGGTGAGCAATGTATTGAGAAGTATTTCCATTACCACCATGTGTTGAAAATATTTTAACATTCATTGTGTTTGATAATCCTAATGTAGAACTTCTTTTAAAAATTTTTGTAAGTATATTTGGAACGGACACATCATTTTCAGTTAGTATAATACCTGAATGTGTGAAGGGTGTGTATTGTGTAAATATAATTGATGAATTTGTTGTCGGACTCCAATTAACCCCATTTCTACCAGTTGTTGTTACTATTAGTGAATTGTTGTTATTTGAAACTCCTTGAAGCGATGCTCCCGAAGAACAGCCGGGATGCGAACTAATATTTATTTGAATTAAATTTGTGGTTTCAGATAATACGATTTGAAAATCAGTAAAAAGGGTTGTATTGGAATTACAACTATAATACCCTATATGATAACTTACAACAAATTTTCGGTTTGGTGATGAACCAATAGTTTGGTATCTTACAAAATAACCTGTTATTGGAAACAAATCCATAGCATTTGCATGAATACCATTAGCTACTACATTGTTTGGAGAACCCCCCACAATATTACCACCCGTATTGGTAAATGATATCCATCCATTTGAGCAAATATTGACTGTTGTAAAATCAGTTCCCCAATAATTAAAAGTAAAACCAATAGGTAAATTGGTTATGGTTTGGTCATCCCCCAATGTTAGAGCAGTTCCTGTGGATGACTCATAAGAATAAGTTGTTGAGGATTGGGTATAAGTCATCTGCCCAAATACCGAAAGTGGTAGTAGTAATAGTAATATTAACTTTTTCATCATAACATTATTTTAGTTCCTGTCAATAATTGCCAATTCAAAAATGTTTGGTTCAGTTGATAAACACCTGAAAAACTCAAAGTCCATTTAAACTTATCAGTTACTTTCAAATCGGTGTTTACCATTGGTATAAATAAAAATCCGCTTTTATACCACTGCCCCGCATAGAAATAAATATAGGGAGAATACACAGCTAATCCAAGAAAATTAACACCAATAGATTTACCACCTTTAAAGTTTGTAAATCCACCACCGATTAAAGACCAATTTTTAAAAGTATTTTTACTAATTTCACCCAATGTAAAGGTTGTTCCACCCATAAGTGTTATCTTATCTATTTTTTGTGCATTGAGCAAGGAAGCTGTTAAAAACCAATTATCTTTAAAGTTACTCATATACGATGTGGAAAATATACCCATATACCCTTTATACTTCAAAGAACCATAGCCTGATAGGTTTAGTATGTTTTGCCCTGTTTGGTAATTTATGTTTATACCTTTAATAAAAGTTTGTGAGGTATTGACATGGGTTAAGGATGTATTAAATCTAAAATTATCATTCCCACTCTTTGTAATATTTGAATCGTTTCTGATTATTACAATATCCCCCGTAGCGATTAAAGCACCAGTTGATGCTTTAGCAGATGATTTACTTTTTCCACCTCCACCTCCACTACCGCCTCCACCATCATCACCACTACTTTCACTTTCACCACCACTTGCGGTTTGTTGGTTTTGTTCTCCTTGTGTTGTTATTTCACCACCACCTTCTCCCCCACCTCCTTCGGATGATGAGTTGTTGTTATTACCATTGTTATTACTTCCATTATCATTTCTTGGTGTTGGTGGGGGTGTAGGTATATTTCCAACAGAACTGCCAATAGAGCTAGCCATAGAGACTA